TGAGCAATAAAATATTTGCTGTTGTCTTGAAGATCTTCTTCCTTGTAATCAACACCGTTGATATTAATCACGTTTGTCTCAGCCATCACCAAGGTACTCCTGATTCTTGTTTTGGGGTTGCTTTTTCTGCAATTTGATTAGCTACATTAGCTTCTATTGAAGTTACTTTATCAGAACCCAAAGCGGCTTTTGCCCAACCTATCGCTTTTTCTGATGTAATATCTGCATATGCAGTGAAATCAGATAAGTCATCCGTGGCAAGACCTACAGTGCCGTAGCATCGACCTGTATTTCCGCTGCTATCCTCATCAGCACAATCCCAATGCACATTAAAAACTACGTCAGTTTTACCGCCATGACTTTTGTAAAAGTCAAGATTATTTATTGTCCATGTCGCTGTCATTTTTTCCTCTTTCTAACACGCCATCAAAACGCATGGCACAAGATAGCTACCATCGCTGTAAGTGTGTGAAACATGTGTGCTGATAACTTTTGCAATCGTTTTTGATCGCACAATGTCATCACCCTGTGGCTTGGCTGTCCCATCACCCGCACTCATCAACAAGTCACCTCGTGCTATTGTCGTGCCACTGGCGATGCGAATAACCATATCGCCAGTCATTGCAATATTCATGTCGTTCTGGCAACTTTTAGCGTAAGGGTCGTTAAGTTCTTCATTTACCTCGTCTTCATTCCAATTCACAAACACCCCAGCTACATTTGCATCACCCTCTACCGATGATATGGCCATGCAGTTTAATTGTTCATTATTCTTGACCGTGCCATCTTCTTTAGTCCAGACAGCCATCTTATCAAGATTGGTTAGTAC